GAAATCGCCCATCGAAGTGGTCGCGTTCGTGGTCACCTCAATCAGGTTCCCCAGGTCGGCCGCTAGCTGCGCGATCGTCGGCGCCAACTCCTGCCCGATCGTCAATTTGACGTCGTCGATCGCATCGTTCAACGCATCGAAGTTGTTCCGAGCTTCCCGAGCCCGAGCCAACTCCTCCGGCGTGATGATTTTCTGTTTCGACACCGAATCAAACGACTTTTTCAGGTCGCCGCTCGAGGTGGTGATCAACTCCGCCGCGTCGGCCCATGACCGGCCGAACAGCGCGGTCGCGGCGGCCGACCGTTTCGCCGGGTCCTCGATCCGTTGGATCGCATCAACCGCGTTCAGGAATGTTGCCTGAACATCCGTCGTGCCGTCCTTCGCGGTGACGATCGACGCCCCGTAATCATCAAGTATCCCCGGTGTCTTCCCGATCGTTTTGTTAAAGAACCCGACCAGTTTTTCGGCGTTCTGCGCCGAAATCCCTAGATCGTCGGTCACCTCGAGGAACGCCGACGCCTGCTCCGTCGACAGACCCGTCGCGTCAGAAAACTTGCCGACCTCGAGCGCCAAATCCTGAAACTGGTTGACGGAATCACCGATGAACTTCCCGACCGCGCCGACCGCCGCGCCGGCCCCCAACGCCGCCCCGGAAATGTTCGAGAAAATGCCTTTTGCCTTACCGACCAGCGACCCGAGCGGACCGCCGCCCGGAGCCGTCACGTCAAGCTTCACACCCTTTTTGGAGGTGCGGTCCGCTTCTTGCGCGACCTTTTTCAGTGACGCCGTCGCCGTATCAGTCGCTTTGATCGGAATGTTAATCGGGTCAGTGTTCGGCATGGTTGTTCACCTCACCGCGCCACGAACCGCGACGTACATTTCATGCGCGGCGACGGTCCCCGCCAACCGTTTCGCGTCGTCCCACACCCCGTAGCCGGTCATCCCGGGATGCTCCACAAACATCCGCGATTTCGGTCCGCGGCGACGACGCCGGATCGCGTGAGGCTCGGTCCCGTCATTGATCCACCGCCACGGGCCGGCCGGCACACCCCAGACGATCACCTCGACCGTGTCCGCGCCCGGGTAGATACGCGTTTTGGTTCGCAACCGGCGCGGCCGTTTGGCGTGACCGCCCGCGCCGAGCGCGGCGTCACCGCCCGTCACCGGCCGCGCCGCAGCGATCGCCAGCTTTCCCACCTCTTTGCCGATCTGACGCGCGACCTTCCGTTCCGCCGCGGTCAACCGGGCCGCGGTCGCCCGTAGATCGTCACCAGCTGTCACCCGACCGCCGACGTTTCACTCTCGCGGGTGGCCGCACCAGTCACCGCGGTACCGGCCGCGATCGTCGGTTTTCCCTGCACCGGCAGCGCCGTCGTGAACGACAGTGGGGCACCAGCCGCGCCACCGTAGGAACCGGCAACAAGTCGCACCTGCCCCGTCGCGACCGCGGCGACCGCGCCCACATCGGACACGACCAGCCCATCGATCGTGAAGTCCGCTAGCTCCGTGTCATGGTCGAACAGGAATTGCGACAGCGAATCCGTTTTGCCCCAATCTTGATAGGCGGTGACGTTCAGCGTGAACGACGTCGGAGCCGGCACCTGCGTCGCCGGAGCGCACCACGTCGCGTCAACCGGGTTCAGGTTGGCGGTCGGGTCGAGCGACGCCGTCGTGATCTGACATTGATAATCGACCGCGGTGCCGGCCGTGTCCGACGACAGGCTCAACTCGAGCGACGCGTTCGTGATGGTGATGAGTGATGCGGCCGCCATAGCGACCCCCCTTCCGTTAACAGGTTGAGTAGAGCAACGACACCGACACCACGACCGCGGAATGGGTCACGGAACCGATATCGACCTCACCGACGTTCCATGACACCGACACCGGATTGAGCGCGTTCACCGGGGACGGTTCCACCGCCGCCAGCACCGCGTCAGTGAACGCCAGCTGCGCCGCGAGCGACGGCGCCGATGGTTGGTGCGCGATCGCGCCCGTGACGTCGAACGTCACGACGTACAACGTCGAATCGGTTTCCCACCGCTGCCCGGACCCCAACTCGCACCAGCCGGCCGGCACCGCGGTCGCGTCGGGAGGCTCATCCCACCAATGCCAGCCGGCCAACGCGGCGACGGCCGGGCCGACCGCGGCATTGATCCGCTCGAGCACCGTGGCGAGCCCGTCCACCCGTCACCCCACCCCCAAATCGAGCAGGTACGGGGCAAGCAGCGCGGACACCGCCGCGGCCGGGTCCAACGCCAACCGCGCCAGGTAGCCGTTCACGTCGAAGTAGCCGGCCGCGGCCGACCGTCGCCGGTACACGTCGACCGCCACCGTCAGCGCCGCCAACCGGGCCGGATCAGGAACCGGTGTGACGGTCCCCAGCCAGCGGGCGACGCCGTCCGGCCCCACGAATTGATCGATGATCGCGGTGGCGGTGACGCACGCCGGCAACACCCACGGATCGGTCACCGCCACCCCGAGGGTCGCGGCGAGCTCATCGGCGGTGACATAGGTGTGGGCCGGCAGATCAGGAACCGCGGTCCCGTCATCGAACGGGGCCGGACCTTCGCCCGGTTTATCCGCCCGGTCCGTCAGATGATCCACGACCGCGACCCGTTCGCCCGTTACTTGCTCGAGCCCGACCGCGACGCGGCAGCCGCGGCGACCTTCACGATGCCTGCCGGGGCCGGCACCGCCAGCGCGCCCATGCCCCACACCGCGACGTTCTGCCCCAGCAATTCGACGTCCTCGGCCGTGACCGCGAACGGGCCGTCCTCGATCCACCCGGCCGCTTCCTGATTTGAGATCAGCAGCGACCCCGCGGGAAGCGACGGAACAGGGAACACCGGCACACCGGACACCGAAACCGCCAACGTCCCCGCGGTCGCCGTGCCGGCCACATTCGACGTGCTGTACGGGGCCGGCCACAGGCCCGGAAGCCCACCGATCGCGCCGAACACGTCGGACGACGCCAACGCGAACGCGGCCGGGGCACCCGTCGCCGCTTCGATCGCGATGGACGCCTCGAAAAAGATCGCGCGTAGCTCATCGGCCGTGCCGGTACCCGGAACCCACGGCCCGACCGTCCCCGTCGCAGCGGTCAGCGCCGCGTTGGCCGCGATCGATTCCGACACCACCGCGTAAGCGTTCGTCATAATCCGCAGATACGCCTCACGGTACGACGGGCTCGAGCGGCGGATCAGCTGATACGAAATGTCCGACCCGCCCGCGATCGTCCGGAGCGGCACCGCGCCCTTTTTCAGTGACAGCTTGACCGACACGATCGCCGTTTTTTCTGTCGCCTGTATCCCGACCAGCTGCGTCAGATCACCGTCGAAGTACGGGTAATCGACCTCTGTGCCGTACCCCGGATCAGGGAACGCACCGAACGCCGCGATGACCCGCCGCGGTCGAAGCAGGATGCCGGACACCTCCGTCACCCAGCCGGGCGGCACGACGCCCGGGTTATCCGTCGTGATCTGATCGGCCAACGCACGCGCCAACGTCCGCGGTTCATCCGCGCCGGCCGACCGTGCCAACGACGCCTCGAGCCACCATTCCCCGTACGTGCGGAACCGTGCCAGCGGATGCGCCGCAGCGCTCGAGCCGGCACCGAACGACAGCCGCGCCAGCTGCGTCCGCACCTCCTCTGCCACCGCGCCCCGTGACAACGTCCGCCGATCCGGGTCATCCGGGTCCGGGAATGGCGGACCCGCGGGCGGATCAGGCTCCGGGTCGGTGGGGGAATCGGCGCGGACAGCGAGCACCTGCGCGCCGGGATGCGCCGGACGTTGCGGCGGAAGCAGGACCGCCACACCGGTCAGCGACGCCGGCCGCTCCGCGGTCCGCACAACCGTCGCGCCCGCGGGCGCGGAATCGGCCTCCGCTTCGATCGACACGAACGCCCCGACCATCCGCGCCAACTCGCGCACGTCACGGGCCGCGGCGGTATCGGCCAGATCAATGGTCCCGTACAACCCGTCCGCGCGTGAATCCGTCGCCCGGAGCACACCGATCAGCGGCCCGCGTTCGGTGCGACCGTCGCCCAACGTGCGATGCCCGCCATACACCGCGACAGGGTCGGCCGGCACCAGCGACCCAGCCGCCCAAGCCTCCGAATAGCGCGTCCGGCCCCCGTCGTCGGACACCGTCGCGGCGCGGTCCCACTCCATCAACCGGACGTCGAGCGCACCGGCCGCGTTCGTTTCGAGGAGTACCGGTGTCGCGCCGGCACGGTTGATCGTCACGACCTCGAGCGTTGCCGCCCGGATCAGCAGAGCCTTACCCATTGAAGCCACCTCCGGTAGCTGTCGCATCGCCGGCCAACGCGGACGCGTCGCCAGTGTTTCCCGCACCGCCGATCGGCGGTAACCCTTCGCGGTCGCGGACCTCATCGACCGTCAACCAGCCGTCCGTCAGACCGGCCGAATAGAAGCTCGCTCGCGTCACCCCATCCGACCGCAACAGTTCATCCGTCGCGAACCGTGACGAGGTGCCATAGGGCAACAGCTGATCGAACGCCGCTTCGACCCGGATCAGGTAGGCCTGTAAACCCGTGATGATCCACTTCCGGAACTCCGATTCCGTCGTCGCGTAGGTCAGCGACCCGCCCGCTTCCACGTTCACCAGCGACGGCAGACAACCGAACGCCCGGGCAATCTCCATGTTCGCCGTCGCGATCGACTCGACCAGCTGCGACTCGACCGCGTTCGCGCCGACCGGGGCAACCTCCGCTTTCGAATCCACGATCAACGGTTCATGCCGGCGGGCGGTGCGCCCGATCAGCTTCGACTTCATCTCCGACAGCTGGGTAGGGGTCAACCGGACCGGCACCTGAATCGCGAACGACGGGAACCCCGCCTCCCAAAACGAACCGGCCATCTCATACAACGCGGCGAGGTACTGCGCCGCGCGCCAACACCCCGCGATCGGTGAGCGCCCCGGATCACCCCGATACGACACATCCCACGGAACCCACACCATCCCGTCCGGACCCGGAGTGAGCGACCGTTCCCCGTACTGCACCGACTCGAGCCGGCCGGCCGAATCAAACATCGGGGACGCGGCGTGCGCGTCCACCACCCTCACCGCCATCGGCCAACCATCGGCACCCCACGCGGTTGGCAGCAACCAGACATGCCCCCAACCCGTCAGGTTGTTCACCATCCGGTAGAACGTCATCCACCGCGGTTCATCCGGGTCAGGTTGCACCGTCAACCGCGGCTGATCCGGTCGCACCTGCCGACTTTTCACCGCGACGAGCGGAAGCTGCGCAACCGTGTTCGCCAACAGCTGCCGGCAATCAACCACGATCGGCAACTCCCACGGGGTCATCGACCCCCCGGACGTCCCCCGCGTGATCGCCGCGGCCTGCGCGACGAGTTTCGACAGCGAATCAAGATCGTCGGCCGGTTCCTCGAGCCCGACCGCGCCCGAATCCGAGCGGATCAACCCGCGACGACGGCCGATGCCCACCCCGCCACCATCTACCCGCCACCGGCCGTGGTCAACCCCGTAACCGATCCGGCCGGCCGGAAAAAACGCGGTTGCGCAGCGCCACCAGACCCCCAATCGGTTAGCGGAATGGGTACTCACCGCACCCAACCGGCGCGCACGCTCACAGCCCCGTGAAGACCCCTCTCCGGCCGAAATAACTTTTTTTCGCTCCCTACGGG